GAACTGTATTTTTGTGTGGCCCGTCCAGTGGAACACCGGGTCATCTTATATATGTATGAGACATTTTCCAACCGAAAATGCACTCGGTTTTGGTTTTTCTGATGACTGTCCGGCAATGTTAAACCCACCCTGTTTATACACCCTGAGACGTTTGTTGTACATGGCAAAGAATACCGACCATTGGTCAACAACATCATAAATACGCGGATTGTTCTTCTTACCACTCGTCTCACGCATGATACGCCCTATAGACTGGATGATATCCGATTTAGGGGTTGCTAGAATGACCGTATCGAGTGTGGGAATGTCTAAACCTTCGTGTGCCTGACTGAATGTTGCGAAAATGATTTGCTTTTTACTGGATGCCGTGAGATCCGCCTCTTTCATACCACCCATATACAACCCCGAAGTTGTTTTAAATTGTCCGTGCAGAAATTCGCAATGGAACCGCCGATCGCTGAGTACTAAAATCTGTCGCGTTGTTTTTGAAAGGTCTTTGATCGTTGACAAAATGAGCCGGTTTCTATCTGGTATTTCCGTAACTTCTGTAACCATGGTTGCTAACGATAACTTGCCGAAACGTGTACACGGTGGTGGATCTTCGTACCTGTCACATTTAAACTCGAGGGGAAACACATCAACTTGTGCCTGGTTCTCTCTTTCGACTGAAAAGAATGTAGGTCCCATGAACCAGTGTAACACTTTCGTGAGTCCATCCTTCCTGTTCGGGGTTGCCGATAACCCGTAAATGTGTTTCGGACACATCTTGAACAGGGATTGTGAAAATACTTTTGCACATATATGATGTGCTTCATCAACAATGAGTGTTCCTATACTATCGAAATCTCCAAACGAATATTCTTTGAGTGAGAGTGACTGGAGCATAGCAATCACGAAATCACAATCAGTTTCTTTTTTATTTTGTTGTACGATCCCGATTGTCGCCCCGGGACAAAACTGTTGAATACGTTCACGCCACTGGTTCGCTAGGAATTCCTTGTGTACGACAATCATCGTACGGTACCCGAGTTTACACGCTATGGCCAGGGATACGGTCGTCTTACCAAACCCACATGGGAGCGAAAGAACGCCGTGACCAGCTGCAACAGCTTTGGAAAGTGCGACATTTTGAAACGTTTCATCGCGTAACTTTCCCTTAAAGTTTATTTTAATTTTCGCGGGTTCGGGTCTATTATCTTCTTGGGGTGTACCAAACTTTTCTTCGCCGTAAAATCTCGGTACACATAATCCGGTTTTCGATTTCCTGAACACCTTAAACGAGGGAGGTGCTTGACCAAAATCTCCGTTAACGACCGGACGAACCGTCAGTTCTTTTTTAACTTCAGGTGTATCCGGTGTAATATACCCCGTACGCGTGAGTTTCATACTGTAGAGGCGCGTATTAACTTTATATACGACAGTTTCCACGAGTATCCACTATACTCCCCCACGTACCAGCATCCCATAAAGTCCATGTCGACTTCAACGTCATCACCTTTTTTGAGTGATTGAACGGGCGACCCTTCGTATTTACACATTACACGTCTATATCTATACGGGACTTTCACGGTTAGGACATTCCCCTCGAGAGGATTATCTACGTGTGCAGTTGTGAGTATTTTTCGTGCGTGGAAATAGTCTACACGCTGTTTAATTGAATCAGAGACGAGAAAACGTATATATTGTTTGTTATTACATTCGTACATGGGGGTATATACGGAAGCATTGAAATTAAGTGGCATACCTAGTATACGCTATTTTCTATAAGTTACTCCATTTAGCAATTTTTTCGAGTGTCCAGGTGTGATCAATGTCACGACGAAGGTTTAATTTTTTTAGTTTTAAAACGGCGTCACCTTTCTTAGGAGGTACTTGAAGATACTCGAGAACCATTTCCAGACGTCCACCGTTTGGGTCGAACGTCTCTAAGATATACGGGAAGTTTGTCTTGAAGTATTTCCACCGCGCAGTTTCCCGAGACGCAATCGGAGTATACTTGTGGAGCACACCCCAAACGAAACGTTTTACATATACGAGTCGTTCACGGGGATCCTGTGGCCCACGGTCTGCTAACCCGAGACTTACCATCATCGAGAGAAACGATTCGATATAACAGAAATGGTGCTGAGAAAGCTCATCGTATTGAGATAATTCATACGCATCTTTCATACGCGCCTTGGGAACGCCCGCTGAAAACTCGCGTTTTTTAAATTTTTTGAACGAATCTGCCACAAACCCACCACTTGGCTGTGGCGTATGGTGAGAAATGTGTAATGTATACCCCGTGCGTAGTGCATTCACGAGGGGTGTTTGGAAATCCGAAACCTCTTTTGCCATAGAATCGTAAAATATACACGCCTTTCTTCGGTGGTCTACACACGCCATTCCATAATGACCGGAGCCATCATCGTATACAACCTCCATCAGTGCATATTCAATACGTTTCGTCCTCTCAAAGTGGAGTGCGGTCGTTTTACTGCAATTGAATGTGAAATCCACACACGATTCCTCTTTTATATCGTTTGCAATTCGTTCAAAAAAGCCACGTTTGTGAATATACGATTTAGCCATTTCGGAAGCATCTTCGATGGCCAGTAAGTTTTTTGCCATAGCATTCGTAGTTATCCGAGACTCGAGGTAATCGTCTCCATCAATCTCGTCAGTTTCCCCTTTGATATTTAGAAGTGTGTTTCTAAAAAGTTCATCTTTTAACAGTTTAATCGGTGTGAGTAACATTTTGTATCTTATATTCTATCTTGAATTGGTCAACTTAGGTCGTTTTTCACCCCGAGACCTAAACGCTCGAGTTTCTCGATAAATTCTCTACGCTCACCCGGTGACTTGATAATCGTACCAGTCTTCAAACTTTCAATTTCAGGTCCCGATAAGTGCATTGCATTTACTCTAAAGTCCGTGAATGCTTTCATCGTGATAGGTACGAGTGGTTCTACGAGAGCGTATATAGCATTCGCATATTCCCGGATCTCTTTCTGTGCATGCGAATCCATGCGAAGCTGGAGATAGTGCATGAGATTATGTAGATTGATCTTCCAGTAGAATTCTGTATACGTCGATTGAGGAAGGTTTCCCCTCGCTTGTTCGCGGCAACACCCATTTTCTAGAAGATCTTCATATAGTTCAAACGACTGTTCGAGGTGATGACTTACGGCTGTGCGTTTTTCCTCTGGAATAGCCACTTCACCTTCCGACCCCTGATGGTTCACTTCTGACTGCCCACGTAACGTTTCCGGGTTGTAATATTCTTTAGGAACGACTGAATATCGGGCAGATAATTCATTGACACTCGCAGTTCTGTGTCGAAGGTGTTGACGCGCGATGTACAATGGCATTTTAATATGAAACTTAAATTCAACCATCTCGAAAGGTGTTGTGTGCCAGTGACGCATCAGATACCGTATAAGTCCAGTATCACCTCGAGAAGTCGTCGTTCCGTCCCCGTACGAGACCCGAGCGGACTGTACGATGGAGTTATCAAGATTTTCCCTTGGCATGTGGTCAACAAGTCGGACAAACCCATGGTCGAGTACCTTGATTTCCATTATATTTTATTATTGTTCAATTTCTTTAATCAAGTCATCCAACGAACGGTAATATCTTTTGAGATCCTTCATGAATCTTTTATTATTTTCCAAACACTCACACTCTACTTTATTTTTATAAATAAATGCGAGGTTGGACTTTGAATACTTTGTTCTTTTTTGATTCTCGTTTGGTTTTCTTGGAACAAGTTTTTTATTGGCAGCCTTTTTAGATTTTGGTAAAGGATCTATACGTTTCGTAAAACTGATAGCCTGCATGACCGTATCCGCGAGATCATCTTTCTTCTTCGAAGCATCGAACATTGGTAACCAGTGTTGATTTGTTTCAGTCGTTTCCAGAAATTTTCGACACCGTTCTATGGCAGCCTGTTTACGTTTAAGATACTGGGCGCGACCGGGTCCGGATACGTCGGGAATTTTAAAACGTGCATCGTATATGATCGTTTCAGCTTCTGGTGCTTTAATCACAAAATAGGCGTGTAGAAAGTGCATGACAGAAACCATTTTCTTATTACGATCGGGTTGTTTCTCGATAAGAATCGTATCACATGTAAGAATCCATGGACGTTCATCTAAATGTTTACGCAAAGAGACGTAAATACCGTCTTTGTGCTCGGGTGGTATTCCCGATACGTCCCACTGAATGACTGTGTTGGACGTATCGTCGAATTGACACATTGCCAGATTTCGTATTCCGACATCTATACTAAGTATCATTCTTGTATATAAAGAATAATATGCTTTAAGCTAAAAAAACATGAACATGATGTACACGATGCACAAACAGCAACATATAGCCCCCGCAATTTTGAAATAAGATGCAAACTTTGCGAGTAATCCATCCGGACCTGTGAGTGGGGGGAATCCGGCAGCTTCCAGGGCTTCATCTACCACACTACCTGCAACATCAGTGAGTGCACCTGTAACCCCCCCGGCGACATCACCTACAGCGTCAACAACCCCACCTAGCGGTCCCGCTGCATCGCTAACTTTCTCGAACAAAGATGTTTTGTGAATATCTTTACACTCGTTTGAGCAATATTCACCACAATCTTCTTCAATTTCTTCTGAACACACGGGTTGCTCGTCAGTTGGTTCTGTCGTGGCATATTCGAGATCTGTTTTTGTTAAGTCACCGTATGCCAATTCATCGTAATTTAGGGGTAAACAGTC